GTTAATTTCGAACTCGCGATCTTCGCCTAGCGGGTGACCCCGAACTGGCTAAAACCTAGTCATACCAAGCACTTTGCCCCCTTCCCCGCGCCGCCTTTATCGGGTCTTTAGCCTGACTTAAGCCCATTCAAGTCGCAATAAGGCATGAGACTGGTTCGCAAGAGCGAATTCGCCAGGATCCGTGGGGTGACCCCGGCGGCGATCACGCACGCGATCAGATCTGGCCGAATCCGTGGCGCCGTGGTGACCCGCAACGGCAAGGAGTTCATCGACCACGACCTGGCGATGGAGCTGTGGGAACGCAACACGATCAGCGATGATCCACCCCCGCCACACCCCCCAGCCGCCACCCCCACGGCCGCCGACCGCAACGAGCTCCGGGCGATCATCGACGCGATCCCGGACGACGAGATCCCGGACATCAACGACAGCCGCAAGCGCCGTGCCTATTACCAGGCCGAGAAAGACAAGCAGGATGCGCTGCAGCGCCGCGGCGAACTGGTCCCGATCACAGACGTCCGTCGCGAGGCGACCCGACTGGGACGCCAGGTACGCGACCTGCTGCTGATGATCCCGGCGCGGAACGCGGCGAAGCTCTGCACCATGCAGGACCAGGAGGACATCCGGCTGCTGCTGCAGGTCGAGATCGAATCCGCCCTGCGAGGCCTGGCCAATGCCTGACGGCGCCCTGATCTACCGCGAGGCCCTGATTGAGGCCCTGCAGCCCCCGCTGGACCTGACCGTCAGCGAGTGGGCGGACCGAGAGCGACATCTGACCAGCCGCAGCAGCTCCGAGCCGGGACTGTGGCGCACGGATCGCGTGCCTTACCTGCGCGAGCCGATGGACCTGCTGAGCCCGCGTGAGCGTCGGATTCGACGAGTTGTGCTGCTGTTCGGCTCCCAACTCGCCAAGACCGAGTGCGGGCTGAACTGGCTGGGTCGGACGATCGCCATGGATCCGGCGCCGTTCCTGGCGATGTTCCCGACCGAGTCATTCGCCAAGCGCCAGGTGCGTCAGCGCCTGACGCCGCTGTTCGAGGACAGCCCAGCGGTCAAGGCGAAGCAGATCAGCAGCAAATCGCGGGATGCCGCCAACGCGATGTTCCTGAAGGAGTTCCAGGGCGACATGCTGCTGAGCATCATCGGCGGCAACAGCGGCAGCGCGGCACAGGGCATGCCGGCTCAGAACGTTTGGGCCGACGAGGTCTCGAGCTTGCCGCTGGAGATGGATGACAAGGGCGACCCACTGGAGAACGCCGAGGCCCGTCAGACCAACTTCCCGGACCGCAAGAGCCTGATCACCAGCACCCCGGGCACGCGCGGCACCTGCCGCATCACGTGGGAGTACGAGGAACGCAGCGACCGGCGCCGGTACGCGGCCCTGATGCCGTGCTGCGGCGCCCACGAGGTGCTGGTGTGGCGGGATCACATGGTCTGGGATCGGCCCGACGGCGAGGTGTGGTGCCAGTGCCCGGCCTGTGGTGAGCGCATCGGGCAGCACCACAAGGGCTCCATGCTGGACGGCGGCATCTGGCGGCCGACGGCGAAGGGTGATGGCGAGACGGCTGGATTCCACCTGCCCGGGTGGTACGCCCCCTACGGCTGGCTCAGCTGGGAGAAGATCCGCGACGAGTTCCTGCGGGCGAAGGATGACCCGTTGCTACTAAAGGGCTGGGTGAACAAGCGCGCGGCCGAGGCCTGGGAGGATGCCGCGATCGCAGCGATCAGCGCCGAGGGCCTGATGAGCCGACTGGACGGCGCCCATGAGGACGGCACCTGCCCAGAGGGCGTACTCCTGCTGGTCCAGACGGTCGACGTGCAGGACACCTGGCTGGAAACGACTGTCTGGGGGTTCGGCCGCGGCGACGAGATGTGGCGCATCTGGCACCAGAAGGTCGAGCTGACACCGGACGATCCGGAGGCGTGGGAGCAGATCGACAGCATCCGCCGGACGCAATGGCCCACGGCAGCCGGTGGCACGATGACGATCAAGGCCGCGGGCGTTGACACCGGCGGCCACTTCACCCATGAGGCCTACAGCTACTGCCGCGAGCGATCCCGCGAGGGCGTGGTGGCCCTGAAGGGCAGCAGCACCAGGTCGGCGGTGGCGATCAGCAAGGGCAAGAAGGTGGACGTGAACACGAAGGGCGAGACGATCAAGGGCGGCGTGACGCTCTACATGGTCGGCACCGACAGCCTCAAGCGGACGATCTACGCCCGGCTCAAGCGCGACGTGACCGGCCCTGGCGGGATTCACTTCGGCACCGGCACGACAGAGGACTACCTGCGGGGCCTCACCTGCGAGCGGCTGGTGCCGAGATCGGTCAAGGGGTTCCAGGTGCTCGAGTGGCAGAAGCCGGCGGGGGCCCGCAACGAGCCGCTGGACCTGACGGTCTACGCCTTGGCGGTGCTGGAGCTGATCAAGCGCCGTTACCACCGCGCCACCATGTGGGACCAGATCGAACGGCAACTGAAGCCCACTGCCCCAGCGCCTGAGCCCGAGCCGCTCGGCACTGCCCCGCTAGAGTCCAGGCAGCCCCGGCGCCGCGGCGGGTTCGTGACGAACTGGTGATGACCGCAAGTTTTCCCGCAGAGGTCCGGCCGGGCGACACCCTGATCTGGGGCACGGCATCGGCTGCAACACCGACCGGTGACCCGATCACGGCCGGCGCCGGCTGGGTGCTGACGACCTACATCCGGTTCCCAGTTGCCACCGGCGCCACCCAGTCAACCGGCTCGGCATCTGGCGATGGATGGGATTCAACGGTGAGCGCTGCGCTGACCAGCCTGTTTCCAGCGGGGCAGCGGGGCAGCTGGCAATCGGTGGCGACGTTGGCGGCAGATGCCTACACGATCGGGTCGGGATCGTTCATGGTGCTACCGAGCCTGACGGCTGCCGGTGCGATCGACACCCGCAGCCAGGCGCGGAAGGACCTGGAGGCATGCCAGGCCGCGATCCGGGCTGTGATTGCCGGCGGCGGGGCGCAGGAGTACCGGATCGGCACGAGGCAGGTGAAACGCTATGAGCTGAGCGAGCTGCTGACGTTGGAGGCCCAGCTGAAGGCGGAGGTGGCGCGGGAGGAGGAAGCTGAGAGCATCGCCGCCGGCAGGGGCAGCGGCCGGACGCTCTACGTGAGGTTCACCTGATGGGATTCTGGCAGCGGATTCAGCACGCCTTCGCCGGCCCATTGCCGCAGCCCGCGCGACGCAGCTATGCCGCCGCGACCGGCGGGCGACTGACGGCGGGATGGCTGACGGCGGGCACGAGCGCCGACGCTGAGATCCAGGGCAGCCTGCCGCGGATCCGGGACCGGGCCCGGTCAATGGATCGGGATACCCCCTACGTGCCGCAGATCAAGCGGCTGGTGCGGGACAACGTGGTGGGCCCCCACGGCATCCAGCTGCAAATGCGAGTGATGCAGCTACGCGGCGGCCAGCTGGATGAGCGGATCAACTCAGCGATTGAGCGTGCCTGGCGGCAATGGGGCAACCGCGACAGCTGCGACGTGGCGGGGCAGAAGTCCTGGCTGGACTTTGAGTGGCAGGCGGTGATGGCCGGTGTGGATTCGGGCGAGACGATCATCCGCTTCGTCCGACAGCCGTTCGGCCGCAACAACCGGATCCCACTGGCACTGGAGGCGATCGAATCCGACCAGCTGGACCTCAGCCACGTCGGACCGTTGAAGGATCCGCGCAACAGTTGGCGGATGGGAATTGAGCGCGACCGCTGGGGGCGCCCGCAGACCTACGCGATCCTGACGGCCCATCCGGGCGACTATCTGACGTCGGGCACAAACGCGGCATCGCAGCGCCGGATCGAGTACGTGCCGGCGGAGGACATCGTGCATGTGTTCTTCCCCGAGCGGCTGGGCCAGACCCGTGGTGTGCCGCGGGTCCATGCGGTGATCGCGGACGCGCACCAGGCGAATGGCTATGAGGAAGCGGCGACGATCCGGGCCAGGACCGCAGCGTCGCAGATGGGATTCATCCGCACCGATGACGGCGAACTGATTGGTGATGGGGTGATGGATAACCAGAGGGTGACGGACTTCGAGCCTGGGGTGTTCAAGTACCTGAAGGCTGGCGAGGACGTGGTGGTGCCGCAGATGCAGGCGCCGGACTCGCAGTTTGAGATGTTCGTGCGGCAGAAGGGGCGGCGGATTGCGATGGGAACTGGCGTGAGCTACGCGAGCCTGACCCGTGACGCAAGCCAGGCGAGCTACAGCAGCCAGCGCCAGGAGTATCTGCAGGATCAGGACGCCTGGGGCGTGGAGCAGACGATGCTGATCCAGCGTCTGCACGAGCGAGTTTTCGCCGAGTGGCTGCCGCTGGCTGTGCTGGCCGGCGCGGTGCGGCTGCCGGACTTCGAGCTGCGACCGGAGCGCTACCTGATGGCGGCGCAGTGGCAGCCGAGGGGATGGCAGTGGGTGGACCCCAAGAAGGAGGCCGAGGCGAACGTGATCATGGAGGGAGCGGGCTATGTGAGCAAGACCCAGATCATCGCCAGGCTGGGGACCACCTACGAGCAGATCTTGAAGGACAAGCAGCAGGAACAGCAGCTCGAGGCCCAGTATGGGGTGCAGCCTCAGGCGCCACCGATCCGACCGGATCCGCCACCGGAGGACTCGCCAGATGCCTGACCTGACACCGACCGCCGGGATGCGCGAGGAAGCGCAGCGCTACCGCGACTGGAAAGCCGAGGGCCGCCGCGGCGGGACAGCGGTGGCCGCCAGGCGTGCGGGGCAGATCCTGAGCGGTGATCCGCTGTCTGAGCAGACCGTGATCACCATGGCCGCATGGTTCGCCCGGCACGAGGTGGACAAGCAGGCCGAGGGCTTCCGGCCGGGAGAGGACGGCTACCCCAGTCCGGGCCGTGTGGCATGGGCGGCGTGGGGCGGCGACCCAGGGCAGCGGTGGGCGAGCGAGAGGGCCGATAGCATCAAGGCAGATCGCAGCATTGCCGGGATGGAAGATCAGGGGGCCCGCCCGTATCCGAATGAGCATGCCGCGCGACTGGTGGACCCGGATGGGTTCGATAGGTTCCGCCGCCAGAACGACGCCGGGGGCGAGGGGGTGGACTTCATCTACGGCATCAAGGGCGACGATCCGGTGGTGCTGCAGGCGATCCGATTCGATGCCGAACGGTTCACCCCGGCGGAGGCGCGGAAGTGGCTTGAGGACCACGATCACGATGCGATCCTGTTTGAGGAAGCGACGGGGGAGCGTGAGCTGACGCCAGACATGACGGTGGCGCAGGGGATGCTCTACGAGGCACTGGAGGAGATCACCGACGAGGTGGGCCAGTTCAGCCAGGCCGATGCTCACTACATGCCCGAGAGCCCATTCGCGGGGCAGGGGATGGTGTGCAGCAACTGCGCTTTCTACCAGGGCCCGGCGGCCTGCGAGGTGGTCGAGGGCGAGATCGCCCCCGGCGCACTGTGCAGGCACTGGATCATCCCGGCGAGCAAGCTGAGTGCTGAGTCTGCGGCACCCCGCCAGCTGGCGCATGGTGAGCTGCAGCGGTGCTTTGGGTCTGGCGTGGTCCGCCGTGAGCTTGACGTGGCGATGGCTCCGGAGGCGATCGAGGACGGGATCCGGTTCACGTTCAGCAGTGAGTCACCGGTGGAACGATGGTTTGGCAGTGAGGTACTGAGTCACGCCCCTGGCGCGGCGGACCTGAGCCGGCTGAACAATCGAGCGGTCCACCTGTGGAACCACGACCGCGACGTGGTGCTGGGTGTCGTGACTGGCGCCGAGATCGGCGCCGACCGCCGTGGCGTGGTGACGACCCGCTGGAGTCCGAACACCAACGAGCGCGGGAGTGAGGAATGGAAGCGCCGGCAGGACGTCGAGAGCGGGATCACCAGCAAGGTGAGCTTCGCCTATGAGGTGCGCGACGCGATGGACATGGGCGACGGCAAGATCCTGGTGACAAAATGGGCGCCTCTGGAGGTCTCCACCGTGTCGATCCCTGCTGATGACTCGGTGGGGCATGAGCGGCAGCTGCGGGCCAGCACTGCCGATCTGGTGGCGCTCACCCACGAGCTGCAGCAGCGGGAGCGTCCGGCTGCCGCCTCACCGGAACCTGAACAATCGCAACCCTCTAGCATGGAAGAGCATGTATCGGCCCCGCCCGAAACGATGACCGTCGAAACCCAACAAGACGCCCGTTCGGCCGCTGAGGTCGAGCGTGAGCGCATCAAGAGCATCAACGCCATCTGCCGCCAGCACGGCATGCCTGAGGGCATGGCCGACGATCTGGTCGACGCTGGCGCTTCCGTTGACCAGGCCCGTGAGCAGGTGCTGGGCAAGATCGGCGCCCGCAGCCGCGAGCTGCAGCCCGGCGGCCTGCACGTCGAGGCTGACGCCCTGATCGGGATGGATCAGCGCGACCTGAAGCGCTACTCGATGATCAAGCTGCTGCGGCACATGGCCGAGCCGACCAATCAGTCCCTCCGCGATGCCGCCGGCTTTGAGCTGGAGTGCCACAACGCTGCCGAGGCCAAAGCCGACCGTGCCGCGAATGGCAAGTGGGTTCCGTTCGACGTGGTGGTCGCCAAGCGCGACCAGACCGTCGGCAACTTCGGCAAGGGCGGCGCACTGGTCGGCACCGAGCTGCTGGCCGGATCGTTCATTGATCTGCTGATCAACCAGTCGGCGCTGCTCCAGTCCGGCATCACCACCCTGGCTGGCCTGACCGGAAACGTGGACATTCCCCGGAAGACCGCTGCATCGCAGCACTACTGGGTCGGCGAGGACGTTGACGTCACCAACAGCGACGCCACCTTTGGCCTGATCTCCAGCACCCCCAAGACCATCGGCGTTCGAGTGCCGGTGTCCCGCAAGTCCCTGATCCAGACCACTCCGGATATTGACACTCTGGTGCGCCAGGACATGGCCGAGCGCATGGCGCTGGGCGTGGACTCCAGCGGCCTGTACGGCACCGGCTCCAATGCGCAGCCGCTGGGCCTGCGCAACGTGACCGGCATCGGTTCGGTGACCCTGGGCGGCGGCGCCTCTCAGGTGTACCCGGCCAACCTGGGCAGCGGCACGCACGACTCCGGCGACTGGGCCGACTACATCGACCTGCGGGCAGCCTGCACCGCGGCGAACGTGAATGTGGGCAGCGCCCGCTACATCATGAACGCCATCACCGAGGCCGGCGGCATGAAGACCCTGCGGGCTTCGGCTGCTGGGTCGGACTACATCGTCTCGGACGCTGGCACCATCGGCCGCCATCCGGTCCTGGTGTCCAACCAGGTGCAGACCAACGACGTGTTCTACGGGGTGTTCTCGGATCTGGTCCTGGCCACCTGGAGCGGCCTGGACATCGTCGTGGACCCCTACACCCAGTCGGCCAAGGGTCAGGTGATCTACACCGTCATGCAGGATCTGGATTGGGTGTGCCGCCGGGCCGCCAGCTTCGCCCTGGGAAGCTGATGGCCTGGATCATCCTCCAGACCGCCTGCTGCATTGCAGGCGAACAGTGCCAGCCGGGACCTGATCCAATTCAGGTCTCCTCTGCCGATGCCAAGCTGCTGATCTCCCAGCAGCTTGCCCTGCCGGCGGAGGCGCCGGCCCCGGCCCCGGTCGAGGCGCCGGTGTGCAAGCCCCGCAACCTGAAACCCCCCGTCGCTGACAAATGACCATCCAGAACCTCGGCGGCAAAACGACCGCCTTCCAGCTTCACGCCTGCGCCGTCGTGGCACTGGCGAGCACCACCGGCGCCGGCCAGGTCGGCGGATCTGCCGCCACCGTGGACCTGTTGCCCTACGAGGGTGACGTGACGTTCTCCCTGGACCATGCCGCCGCCGGCTCTGGCGTCACTCTGACCGCCAAGATCCAGCACAGCGACACCACGACCGCCGGCGATTTCGTCGACGTGACCGGGGGCGCGTTCACTGCGGCTGCCGCCAACACCGCCGGCTTCGCCACGCTGACGCTGAACAGCGACATCCTGCGCCGTTACGTGCGGGTGCTGTTCACCACCTCCGGCGGCACCAGCTCCGGTGCCGTGAGCGTGATGGGTCGGGGTTCGGCGAAGTACTTCTGATCGATGATTGACGCAGACCTGGATCTGCTGTTCAGTTTCGGCGCCAGCAGCGTGACTGCGGGCGCCGTTTCTGGTCTGGGGCTGCTGATGATGCCCGGCGAGATCATCGCCGATGGGATGGTGCTGACGACGGATTACGAGCTGACAGTCAAGACCAGCGAGTTCGGCAACCTGCAGTACGGGACCGGGATCGTGGTTGACGCGATGCCCTACACCGTGCGGAGCGTGATGCCGATCGATGACGGCCGACTGAGCATCGTGCGGATGCAGGCGACGGTGATCGAGAGCCCGGCGCCCTTGGGCCCGTCGTTGCTTGAGGGCGACAGCGTGGACACCGACAGCGAGGTGGTGCTGGACGGCGGCACCCCGAGCACGGTCTACATCTACGACAACGTCATTGACGGAGGGGCGCCATGAGCGAACGGATCACCAGGCTGCGGATGCGCGGCGGGACAGCGGCCGAGTGGACGGCGGCCAACCCGGTGTTGCTATCCCGCGAGTTCGGCATCGAGACCGACACTCGGCGCCTGAAGATGGGCGACGGCACGACCGCCTGGGCCAGCCTGCCGTACTTTCTGGCTGGTGCTGACGTGCGGGGGCAGGTGAGCCGGCTGACCAGCTATCAGATTCCCTCCGCGGCCCAAGGCGTCTACCGGGCGATCGGCGCCACCGGCACGCTGGACGCGACCACAGCGAGCGGCCTGGTGCTGGGCACGACGGACACGATGGGCCTGCGCAACAGCAGCGGCAACACCGTGCTGCTGCGAGTGTCGGGATCGGTCGAGGCGACGGCCGGGAACAACAACACCTTGGCCATGAAGCTGGCCGTGAATGGCGTTGTGATCGATGCGACCGAGACCCATGCGATCCACGGCAGCGGCGGCCAGGATGCAAAGCTGACGACGACGTGGATGGTGTCGCTGCCGGCAAATGGCGAGGTGTCCATGCACCTGGCGAATCTGACCGCATCGGCCAACATCACCGTGACCAGGGCCCGGCTGGTGGCGAGCCAGGTGCATCTGTGAGGGCCGCTAGCATGAGGGCACAGGAGGCGCGATCATGACCCTCGGCGCAACATCAGGGTTTCTGACCCGCGACCTGGGCACCCTGACCAGCGCCGGTGTCGGCACAGCCCGCGAGAGCACGGGCGTCGACCTGACGTTTCAGGTGGTCGTGTCAAGCATCGGCACGAATGTGGTCGTGGCGTTTGAGGGCAGCCTGGATGGCACGAGCTACGGACGCCTGAGCGATGGCGTGGTGGACAGCTACACGATCACCGCGAACGGCACCTACCTGTATCAGATGCGCGGCCCGGTGCGGTTTGTGCGGCTGCGGCTGGTGAGCGTCACCGGCGGCACGCCGAGCGTGACGGGCACCGTCGGGACTGGTCGATGATTCCGGACGACTATCCGATCACGGTGGCCCAGGGCGGCACCTACCAGCTGGACGTGCAGCTGCTGGACAACGTGCGGCCGGTGACGCTAACGACCGGCAGCGACCTGATCGGTCTGCGGTGCCATGGATTCGTGGCAGGCGACCTGGTGGGCTTCCGATCGGACGCCGGGACGTTCCCTTGCGGCATGGCCGGGGTGGCGGGCTACTACGTGATCAGCAGCGGCCTGACCAGCGATGCGTTCAAGGTGAGCACGACGGTGGGCGGCGCGAGCATCGGGATCAGCCCGATCGCTGAAGACCTGACCGGCATCGGCTACGAGGTCGGCAAGGCCGTGAGCCTGGTCGGCGCGACGTTGGATGCTGACGTGAAATCCACGATTGACGGTTCACTGGTCGCATCGTTCACGGTGACGCCCCTGACCGCCGCGGCCGGCACGCTGCGGATGAGGCTGGCCCCGGCGACGACCCTTGCGATGCCCGCCAGCGACCAGTACGCCTACGACCTGAACTACCAGGTGGGTGGCGACAGCTACTACCCGATGGCTGGCCAGCTGACGGTGCTCGGCACCAGGAGCCGCCCATGAGCGCGAGCGTGATGGAGCAGGGCCGCGCTGGTGTGTCGGTGTCGGTGCCGGGGCAGCGAGGCCCTGCCGGGATCATCCGACGCCGGACGGTGGCCGGCACGAGCTACACCCTGACCATTGAGAATTGGAGCGAACTACTGGTGTTCACCAGCAGCAGCACCGTGACTGTGACCTACCCGGCGGGACTGGGGGCCGAGTTCGAGTGCCTGATGCTGCAGTACGGCACCGGTCGGGTCGTGGTCAGCGCTGGAGCTGGCGCCACACGACGGGCGGCGACGAGCGCGACGGGCACGGCCTACCAGTATGCGACCGCGAGCGTGATCGCGCTGCCGACCACGGATGAGTTCCTGCTGACTGGGGAGGTGAGCGCAACATGACCCACCTGGTGCCGGTGTTGAGGCCCGTCCTGGGCAGCCCGTTCCGGCGGGCATCGCTCTATCGAGCAGCCGGCGAGATCCCGAGCTGGCACATCGCCCCGGTGCGAACCGGCACGGTGACGGATCTGATCAGCGGATCTCAGATCATCACCTTCACCAACAGCTCACCGGCCTGGGGCTTCAACAGCTCGGGCGTGCTGGTGCAGCCAACGTCCAATGTGCCGTTCATCGAGTATGACCCGGCGACGGGGGCGTGCCTGGGCTGGCGGGTGTGGGATGGGGTGACGAACCTGCTGGTTAGAAGTGAAGAGTTCGACAATGCTTCATGGCTTAAGACAAGGGCAACAGTCACCACCAATGCGGAGCAATCTCCATCCGGAGCAACAACTGCTGACAGGTTGATCGCATCAACAGACGCAAACACTCATTCAGCACTGCAAAGCTACACCTTTTCGGCTGGGTCCCACACATTTTCAATCTTCTGTAAGGACGCAGGCTATCCCCGTGTTCGCTTGTTGATCTTTGACGGCACCACATCATTCGCTGTGATCTTTGACATAGCGACTGCGACCAGCATCTCGACCCTCGGACCTGTTACATCCTTCGCTGTCACCCGCGCCGGCCAAGGGTATGTGCGCTGCTCCATTACTGTCACAGCGGCGGCAGGAGCAGGCAATGTGTCCGTGCGTCCCGTCAACTCCGCTGGGACAGACAACTTCGCCGGTGACGGCACCAGCGGGATCGCAATCTGGGGCGCCCAACTCAACACCGGCCCCTTAGCTCCTTACGTCCCCACCGGAGCCCTCACCGCCAGCAGCACGGCGGACGTGGCGTCAATCACTGGCGCGGCGTTTGCGGGGATCTGGAATCAGGCGGGTACGACGGTCTATAGCGACATTAAAAGACTATCTGCAGTGCCGTCTGGGTTCCCTCGCGCATGGCAGGCCAGTGATGGCACGTCAGTCAACAGAATTGAGCAGACTTACTATTCCGGTGGCCAGGTCTGTTCAATTGCTGCAAGCGGTGTCAACCAAGCAGAGTGGTATCCAGCCTATTTTGCAGAGAATGGCGTCAAAGCTGCGCTTGCATTTGCGACCAATGACGTTGCAGGCGCAAGCAATGGCGTAATCACTGGCACTGATAATCTTGCCACGATACCTGCGGTTGATCGCATCTTTATCGGTTCTGAAAATGGAAGCGCCAATAGTCTGCGCGGCTACATCCGCGAGATGGCCATAAACAAATCCCGCCGCCCCAACGCCAACCTTCAAGCCATGACCCCGTGATGATCCACTACACCCTCCGCTTCAACTCAGAGTCCACGGCCGAGATCACCGCCGACCGGATGGGCTACCTCGACGACGACGGCGAGATCAAGTCATTGGGCCACAGCGGCGCCCTCGACATCATCGGCATCGCCACGATCCCAGGCACCTACGACGAGCAAGGCGACGAGATCACCCCACCCGTCGTGCTGCCCGGCTTCTTCGTCAACCTGGCCATCCCCGGCCCGCTGCCCCGCACCCTGGCCCCGTTCCGGGTGCCCTATGGCAGGGGCGGGCGGATCTTCGCTGGCACCGAGCCTGAGCCTGGGGCCTGGCCACCGACCCCATGACCACCCGCCGCGAGCAGATCCTGTCCACCTGGGCCGCAGCCCTCGCGGGGATGCCGCAGGTGTCGGGCCGGATCTGGCGCAGCCGGGTGGAGCCACTGCAGCGCCACGAGTCGCCCGGCATCGCCTTGGAGTGGATCGACGACAGCCCGGACGTGCGGACCAGCCTGCCGTTCCTGGACTGGACCCTCCAGGCCAGGGCGGTGGTGATCGTGCGCGATGCCCAGCCGGACGTGATCGCGGATCCGATCGTGGCTGAGATTCACCGGCGCACGATGGCCAGCACGGCCCTGCGCGATCTGACGATTGACGTCATGCCTGGCCGGACCACCTGCGAGCTACTGCAGGCCGATTCGCCAGCTGGCCTGATCACCGTGCCATTCGTGTTCAACTACCGTACCAGTGAAGCCGACCTGGAGGCCTGAGTAGCATGGAGGACGACACCCGCGGCATCGGCGGGATCTGGGAGATGGATCCGGCCACCGGCCTGAGGCATCGCCCCGCAGCCGAGCCAGCCCCTGCCGACCCCGAACCCGAGCATGGCCTACAAGACGAAGCTGCGGACGATCCTGGCCAAGACTGAGGGCGCCAGCTATGGCGTCAACTCAAGCCCGGATGGCACCAATGCGGTTCTAGTCAACTCCGACCTGGCCCTGACGCCCCTCGCTGGCGACGTGGTGAGCCGGGACATCATCCGGCCCTACATGGGCGCCTACGAGGGGCTGCTGAGCAACACACAGGTGCAGCTGCAGATGACGGTGGAGTACGCCGGCAGCGGCACCGCTGGCACCGCCCCCCGCTACTCCCCCCTGCTGAGATCTTGCCGCCTGTCTGAGACCGTGATGGGCACGGCCGTGACCGGCACCTCCACCGCCGGAGCCGCCGGCACCATCACCCTGGCGGCGGGCGCGAGCGCCGTCAACGACGCCTACACCGGCATGGTGGTGAGCATCACCAGCGGCACCGGCAACGGTCATGTGGGCCTGATCACCCAGTACGTGGGCAGCACGAAGGTCGCCACCGTGGCGGCCTACACCTCGACGTTTGTGCCTGGCGTCGGCAGCGGCTACAGCATCGGCGCCAACGTGCGCTACCTGCCGATCAGCACGATTGACGGCGTCAGCGACACCAGCTGCACCATCCAGTATCGACTCGGGGGCCCCAGCGGGACCGAGATCGTCCACACCCTGACCGGCTGCCGTGGCACCGCCACGATGAACCACACGCTGGGCCAGATCGGGACGATCACGTTCAATATCACGGGCCTCTACAACGCCCCGACCGACGCCAGCCCGGTGACGCCGACCTATGCGAACCAGGCGACCCCGCAGGTGTTCCGCAACGACACCGCCGGATCGTTCCGGTTCTTCGGCGTGGCCGGCTGTCTGCAGTCCAGCAACTTCGACCTGGGCAACCAGGTGGAGTACCGGGAGCTGATCGGCTGCAGCAAGGAAGTGCTGATCACCGACGGCGCGATGAGCGGCACGGTGGTGATGGAGGCCACCAGCATGGCGACGTTCAACCCCTTCGAGCAGGCCCGCACCGACGGCACCTTGGGCCGCCTGAGCTATCTGCATGGCACGACCGCCGGCAACCGGGTGGGCTTGGTGGTGCCCTACTGTGACCTCGGGCTGCCGGCCTACCAGTCGGCGCAGGGCGTTGAGCACTTCACCCTGCCCTACACCGCCGTGCCGAGTGTGGCCGGCAACGACGAACTGATCCTCTGCTACTCCTGAGCCATGCCCTACACAAAAGTGAAGGCCACCAGCTACCGGTGGCCTGTGCCGATCCGCACTGCCGGCGACGGTGGTGTCCAGATTGAGGAAACCTTCGACGCGGTGTTCCGCCGGGTGACCCGCCCGGAGATGCAGGGGCTGACCGACAAGGGCGATGAGCAGCTGGTGCGCGGCGTCCTGATCGGCTGGTCTGGCATCCTCGATGGCCAGGGTGAGGAGATCCCCTACAGCGAAGCGGCCCGGGATGAGCTGATACTGGACCAGTCGTTCCTGCGAGCCGTCATCGAGGCCTTCTACCTGGGCGTGAACGGGGGCAAGGCGGGAAACTAGCCGCGGTCGCTCGGTACTGGGCGACCGGCAGCAGCGGCAGGGACTACTCCGAGGCCGACCGTGACGCGGCGGCCCTCGGGGTGATCTGGATCCGCGACGACGACGAGCGCAGCGGCGACTGCGAGGTGTGGGAGGAGAACTGGGAGACGGTGCGGATGTTCATGCGTCTGCAGACCCAGTGGCGAACGACGATGGCGGGCTATCAGGGGCTGGACTACAACGCCGCCCGCTGGCTGCTGGACCTTTACCATGTGGAGGACCCCGTCACGATGCTCGAGGGCTTGCAGGTGATGGAGTCAGCCGCGCTGGAGGAGCTGAACCGAGATGGCTGACAACGCGACGCGGCTCAAGATCCTGGCGTCGGTTGAGGGCATCCAGGGGTTTGATGGGCTCAAGCGGTCGCTGCAGGGGCTGGCGCAGCAGGGGCAGCAGTCGGGCCGTTCACTGGACCGGCTCTACACGGCAACTCAGCAGCTCGCGGGCGCCAGCAAGAACTCGGTGAGCAGCCTGCGGATGCAGGCCCAGGCGTTGACCCAGCTGCGGGATGCAGCCGAGATCGGCAGCCGCCGGTACCGCATCCTGGGCCAGGACATCGAACGAGTGAATCAGCAGCTGCGGCAGGCGTCGGCAGCTCAGCCCGGCGGAGGCGGAGCCGCCGGCGCCGGGCTGATCGGCGGCCTGGCAGCCAGATTCGCTGCACCCCTGGCCGCTGGTGCTGGCCTGGCTGCAGCCACTGGCGCTGGCATGGACGCCGAGGCCCAGCAGGTGCGCCTCAAGGCACTGACGGACCAATATGGCGAATACACCCAGGCTCAGGCCGCCGCGGCGACCGTGGCGCAGACCCTGCGCCTGTCGACCGCTGAGGCCCAGGGCCAGTTCGCCAGCCTCTACGCGAGCCTGCGGCCGACCGGGATCACGGTGCGGGAGCTGGAGGACGCACTGATCGGCTTCGGTGCTGCCGCCAGGAACAGCGGTGCGTCGGCACAGGAAACCAGCGCGGCGATGATCCAGCTCAAACAGGCCCTGGCCAGTGGCGTGCTGCAGGGTGAGGAGCTGCGGTCGATTCGCGAGCAGGCGCCGCTGGTGGCACAGGCGATCGCGAAAGAGATGGGCGTCAGCATCGGGGCCCTGAAAGATCTCGCCGCAGAAGGAGAGATCACGACCGACATCGTCCTGCGCGCATTGACGAAACTGCGCGATACCCAGCTCGGCAAGCTCAACCAGCAGTTCAACACTGCGCAGCAGGCAGTCACCGACCTGGGCAATGCGTTCAAGGACACGAGTGCGGAACTGTTTAAGCTGTTCGGGCCGACTGTTGTTGCCGGCCTGAAAGGACTGACCGCGCTATTGCAAGGATCGGCTAATGCACTCAAGCTCAATAACAAGGAAGAAGAGATCAGCCAGAAGGCAAGATTGCAGGCTGCGCAAGATGTGCAGAAGCGCTTCCCTGGAATTGAGGGCGCGACTGCGCTGACGCCACGAGCGAGAGCGTTCTTCGATGAGCGCACCCAGCAGATCGCGGCCCGGCTCAGGGCTGAGACGTTGCAGGCGCCGAGATTGACTGCAGAACAACTCGCAGATCAGCAGGCCGCCAAACAGGAGCGACTTAATGCGGCGGCGGCGGCGGCGCGGAAGCAGGAGGAGGAGCGGCGGAAGCGCGAGCAAGGACGCGCCATGGTGCTCGGCGGTCTGACTGGCGGCGGGCAAGCCGACGCAAGCCGCGGACGCAGCAGCGGCCCGCACCTGCACGCTCAGTTTGGCGCTGGCGTCTCGGAGGCAGAAGCCATCAGACTGATTGACGCCGCCCTTTCGTTTGGAGGCAGGACCGCGTCATCGTTTGGCCGCAGCCGAGGATATGCAGGGCATGGCTATCCCGGCATTGATGTCCTCACGCCACAAGAGACAAGATTCACGCTGAAACCTGGATACACCGGTACGGACCTTGGCATTCAAGGTGCATTGGGCCGTGGAATGCGCGTTAGCGGTCCAGGCGGAACATTCACGCTAGGGCACTTGGCTGGCGTCACCACAGGCAAGGCAGGGCAGCTTGTCAATGCACAGCAGCAGGCATTGAATCAGCAGGCAGAAAGGGAGCAGAAGCTCGCCGAACAACGCCTGAAAGACCAGCAGGAATACTCCACCCAACTCCGAGAAGATCAAGCCAGCACAAAAGCCACAACCGAAGAGCTACAGCTGCAGCGTGATCTCAGAACGGCGGCCACCGAATCAGACAAGATTCGCGCACAGTACGCGCTTGACTATTTCAACACCTACCAGAGCCTGACGAAAGAGATTGAGGGCATGGTGGACCCCATGTCAATCCTGCAGCGGATTCAAGCCGTTGATAACGACATGGCCGAGCGCTACAAGGAGGGGCTCAAGGAGATCGCAGCGATTGAGAATGAGCGTGCGATGCAGCTCGGCTCTCAGGAATGGCAAGACCAGCAAGTCACCCTCGCCGCCACGCTCAGCGACTACTACAGCCAGCAATCCGAGAAGCTGCAGGAACAGAACGAGCTGGCCGGCAGCCTGGCCCAGACGATCGGCCAGGGCATGCAGCAGGCGTTCAGCCTGGCGATTCAAGGTGCCGAGAACCTGGGTCAGAGCCTGCAGGAGCTGGGCGCCACGGTCCTGAAGGACATCGCCCAGCAGCTGATCCAGATCGCGGTGATTGCGCCGGTCATCAGGGCGATCAGCGGCATTGGTGGTGGTGGCGGCATCGCACCGATCTCCCCCGGCATCAACGCCCTCCCCGCCGGTGATTTCAGCCAGTTCTTCGCCCCCGCGGCTGGATCGTTCGCGGCCGGGCTGCCGACAGCCGGGATCACCCCATTCCAAGGCGGCAACCCTTTCAGCTTCGCCGCCGGCGGCATCATGACCCCCCAGGGCCCGGTGCCCCTGCGCACCTATGCCCGCGGCGGGATTGCCACGGCCCCGCAGGCGGCGATCTACGGGGAGGGCTCTACCCCTGAGGCCTTCATCCCCCTGCCAGACGGCCGCCGGGTGCCGGTGGCCCTGAAGCAGTACCCCGGCATCCCGGGCGCCTCCTCAGCAGCCCAGTTCGAGTCCACCGATCAGGTGGTCCAGCGGCTGGTCGAGACTGCGCGCCAGGAGTCCACCGCCCGGGCCGCGGCTGTCGCCGCCGGCTCGCCGGATGGCACGGTGCGGATCAAGGTGGAGACGACCCGGATCAACTCGGTGGACTACGTCTCCGTCGAGCAGGCCGAGGCCCTGGCCCAGGCCGCCGCCACCCGCAGCACCGCCCGTCAGCAGCGGGCCCTGCAGTCCAGCCCAGGGGCCCGCCGGAGCCTGGGGATCTGATGGACCACGACATCTCCGAAGGCGTCTACGTGCAGCTGCTGACCCGCGACGGGGCCCCGACGGGCTATGCGTTCCAGCAGTTCCACACCGGCGAGACCCGCACCTACCAGGGCGTGGACTACATGCACGCCGGCTTCGCCTACTCCGGCGCGACGGTGGACCTGGGCTTCCCCAACGCTGAGGCCGTGCTGGCGTTCAACGCCGACGTGCTGGGCCTGAACATCTGGAAGCAGGCGGCCGATGATCTGTGGATCGCCAGAATCCGCACCGTCTGGCTGGACCCTGTCACCCTTGACGAAACGGGGATCGAGATGATCGACACCTACGCGATCACCGCCTACGTGCAGGATCTGCAGCAGGTGTCGGTGACCCTCGGCAGCCCGCTGGATGCGATCGGCGGCGACTGGCCCCGGCGGGTGCTGACGCAGGCGATGGTCGGCGCCCTGCCTCCGAGTGCAGACCTGAGGTTCTGATGCTGGGGAAGCGCCGCCACCGCCTGCTGCTGCCGATTGATCGGCAGATCATGACCGCCCTGGGCCTGAGCGAGACCCAGTACCGGCAGTTTCAGCTCGAGCAGGAGCGACTGAGCCGGCTGCGGCCGGCGGAGGGGCCCGTGGCCGTCCTGATCGTCCCGATCCTGATCAACCTCGCCATCTCCGCCGTCCTGTCGGCCGCGGCCTACCTCCTGACGCCCAGGCCGCGCCTCAAGCAGCGTAACGCCCCCCGCCCGGGCGAGCTGCGGCAGGAGCAGCAGCAGGGCCAGCAGCTGGTCTCCAGGACCGAGTTCGCCCCGAAGCAAGGGATCTCGAGCACGCAGGACACCGTTGAGCTGGGCGCCACGATCCCGGTGGTCTGGGCCCACCGCGAGACCATCAGCGGCATCACCTACGGGGGCGTGCGCGTCAACTGCCCGCTGCTGTGGAGCCAGATGGTCAGTCTCGGCGGCTCGCAGATGCTCCGGGCCGTCTATCTGGTCGGCGAGGCCCCGATCACAGGCATCGATCCCCAGCAGTTCGCGTTCGGTGAGAACCTACTGTCCGCCTACGACCTGGGCGCCGCAGGCGAGAGCAGCGCAAGGGTGACGCTCTATCACCGCCCCGGCGGCGGCCGGATCCGCGCGACCGATCGCA